GTTAGCGTCTTTCTCATCTACCCTCTGGGTCAATCAAGTTGGTTTTTCGCTCCATCTTTTGGGGTCTCCGCTATCTTCCGATTCCTCCTCTTCCTTCAGGGATTCCACAACTGGACCCTGAACCCATTCCATATGATGGGTGTTGCAGGTATCTTGGGTGGTGCATTGCTTTCTGCGATCCACGGTGTTACAGTAGAGAACACCTTGTACCAAGACGGTGATGATGCAAACACGTTCAGAGCATTCGACAGCACACAAGAAGAAGAAACCTATTCAATGGTTACGGCAAACCGTTTCTGGTCTCAGATCTTTGGTATTGCGTTTAGCAACAAACGTTGGCTTCATTTCTTTATGCTGTTTGTTCCTGTTATGGGTCTTTGGACAAGTTCCATCGGTATTATTGGTCTTGCTCTTAATCTTCGCGCCTATGATTTTGTAAGTCAGGAGATTAGGGCAGCAGAAGATCCTGAGTTCGAGACTTTCTATACTAAGAACATTCTTTTGAATGAAGGTCTTCGTGCCTGGTTGGCACCCGTTGATCAACCACACGAAAACTTTGTATTCCCTGAAGAAGTATTGCCAAGAGGCAACGCTCTTTGATATACTACGAGCACCCCACGGGGTGCTTTTTTAATACATAAGATACAACCGTTTTATCCGCAATGACCTACGCTGTTACTATCAAGAATTCTGATGGTGAGACCACTATCCAATGTGCATCAGATGAGTACATCCTAGATGCTGCTGAAGAGGCAGGTATCGATCTTCCGTACTCCTGCCGTGCTGGTGCTTGCTCTACTTGTGCTGGTAAGATTCTTTCAGGAACTGTTGATCAGTCAGACCAGTCTTTCCTCGACGATGATCAACTTGAAGCAGGTTTTGCACTGCTCTGTGTCTCTTATCCCACGTCCGATTGTGTTGTTCAAGGTGAAGCGGAGGAAGAATTATATTGATAAAACTGCTACGCATCTGGAAATATTCTCTTGGAAGTTTCAGTGATGACAAGACAGAACCATACGATAATTACATCGCTGCTGTACGCACAGTCTTGTTCGTTTCCTATCTTGTCACCAACTGCTTCATCATTTCTGGTGTCATCAGGCACTGGGATGATGGCATAAATAAAAAGAAACAGAATTCCATTAGTTATGTCCACTGTGCCAGGGAACAATCATTGGTTTGATCGTAATTGCGATCCCACAGATGCTCCCCAACAGCAGGAGCAGGTCGCCTCGGGCGGTGGTAACGTTGGTTCCCCCCAAGGCGGTCCTGCTGACTCAACTGTAAACCAAGTAATTGAAGATCTAATTGGGCAGTGCTACCCATCGCAAGCACCTACGTCCATCAGGAATTTTATTGGAGATGATGCTCCAAAGATTCCTAATGAGATGAATCTGGACTGGAGTGGTATATTTCAAATTATTGATGGGTACGGAATCCCAAGACCTGATACCACAAAGATCAGGGTGAACTTCCCAGACGTGGGAGAACCTGGATCTGGTAGTATCTGTTATGACAGAGGTGATGGTGTTCTTGACTGCTCTGTTCCAAAGAACCCAGACTTCGATGCCTGCATCAAGGATCACCTTGATTGTATGTTCAAACCTTATGTGGGTGGTGCTTGGAAACCACCTGCTACAGACTGTGATGCATTCATTCCTAAGCAAACATTTGGTACCTCAAATAAGATCTGTATTGCCAACTGTGTTCCCGAAAGGGTACCAATCTATGAGCACGTGTTAGGTGGTCCTGAGGTTGGTGAAGACAGTGCCACATTCAGTAGTAACTCTACTCTCAGTGTCAGTGCTCCCTCTATCGTCACGATTGAATTCTGGTGGGATGATAATCCTGGCACTGCTGGAGTTGCAGTTAATACCGTGACCATTGATGGAACTACATTCACACGTAATGGAACCAAAGGTAAGTCTACCGAAACATTCAATCTTGATGCAGGTAACTACACCATTTCCTACACAGGTCTGAACTCTGTTGGTAATCATTATGTCACCAACACTTACGGAAACAATAAGAACATTAAGTTTGAGGATGGAGATGGTACTGACCAGAACGCACGTCTGACTATCGTCGATAGCGGTGTTGCAACCAACCACCTGTACAGTCTGGATGAGACCCCTCCGTCGGGTTACAGTGCCACTGGCAAGGTTTTCTATGGACACCCCGCCACTGCCGTTCAGGACGCCACCAGAGCGATTCCAGTGTATGTGTCGTACTCCTCCGCGAAGGTGGACACGATGCTCACTACAAGACCTGAAGCCGAAAAGTCTACGATGGACTCATATGGTATGGGTGCACGTGATGAAACACTGTTCTGGGCTTACGATGACACCGATGATATGATCTCTTCACTGATGGATGGTGAAGAAGCACACGCTCTGTACAGATACTTCAGTCCTGATAAAAGAGACCACCTCTATACATTGCAACCCCTTGGTGGTGCAACTCTAGAACCTAACCTGAAGAAGGGTAGGTACAGGTTGGTTGATAAAGCACAAACTTATTTGAACATTGCTTTTGAGGCACGTAAGGGTAACGCTGGTCGCGAGAATACATTCTTCTGGTATGTGACTGACGGACTGGGTGGTGATCCTGTCTATGGTGAAGTTATTATGCCTAACATCACTGATGCATCGGGTAAGTTCATCCACAAGATCAACAAGAAACTTCTCAACCAATACATTCCTTGTGACTTTGGTTTTGGTATCGTCCCTGATGGTAATGATGAGAACGGTGGTGTTAACCAAGGTGATGTTCTGACGTTCTCTGACACTGGTGATGGGTGGAAATGTAACCTAGACAGTGTGGAATCAGATAACATTTCATTCTTCTCAGAGAGGAGATTGAATAGAGACGAGAAAGAATGTACTATTTGGCCAAATAGAAGGTGGCAGTATTGGGAAGATATGTTTGCGAATAGTGATGAGGATTATGATGATGTGAAGATCTCATACAACCTCACGTATGGAAACTCGGCATATTATTATGAAGGTATCCAGTGCTATGTGTTTGACCAACCTGCAACGCCTGTGTATCAGGATCTGAAAACGTCTGACTGTGCACAAGCAGTCTTCGATGGTGCGTTCGGTGATGTTGAAATCATCCGTACGGGTTGTGGAAATATGTCTGAGAATGAGACCGAAGGTGATGGTTCTGGTTGTGGTAAGTGTACGGGTGAGTATGGATATACTTTGAACAAAGTACAATCTGTTACTGCAACACGTGATGCCACTATGACTCTAAGGACTCACGGTGGTATGACTGGTGGTAGAAATGATTGCTGTGTCTTTACCTACGCGATTGAGATCAACGGCAACGAAACTATGAGTGAGAGGGTACACGTCAAAGACTGGGGAATTATTGGTAGAGTTCTTCAAACTTTCAATGTATCAAAGGGTGATCAGGTCACATTCAAAATTAAGAATGTTAATCGTGGTCATTACAATAGTAGAACTGCACCAGCAGTGTCTCTAAGAGATGAAACTCAGGAAGAGATTCTGAATACGTGGACCATTAACATCACTACGACTTCTCAGGGATACAATGATCAGAACCCTGGTCAGGTTGATGGAAGAGCTACTGAGGCAACCGAACCTTGTGGACTCCCCGTTAGCGGTAAACTATTTGCAACTTGTAATGACACTCAAGAAGATCTGACGACGGTACTAACTAATAAGGTGGTTCAGAATAACTTCCTGGAGACACGTGGAGATCTGAACTGTGACATTGAGGTCATCGGTGGTAAGTTAGTCAAAGATATGTCTACTAACCAAACAGGTTTCCTTAATACCAAAGGTGATGGTGGTGTAACTCTGAAACTTACATACCAGATTCTTAATCCTGCTACCTATCACATCCGTTGGTCACTCAATGAGGTGCTTGATTATGGTCGCGGTGGTTGGGAAACAGGTGATACATTCAGATTGTTTATTGGTTCTTGGACCAAGATCAAGAAGAGTTCTGCCAAGACATACAAGGATGATCCAACCATCAGGAACAGGAAAGAGAAATACTATCTTGGATTCAAGGTGACTGGTATCAATGGTCTACAGTGTCCAGATACTAATAGTGATCAGGGCAAGATTCAAGATGTCAAGTTCTTTGCTACATCATATGCCTATAGAGTTGATCCTATTCTGCAACCCAGAAGAGTTATCAACAACAGGTCCATCACTGGCAATGAATTTAAGATCAATATGAATGAGTTGTTCCAGAGTATGTTCTTGTACGATGCTGGTGTTGCAACATCATTCGATGAATATTGGTTGAAGGAATCAGCAGCAGGTAGAGAGGTTGCTTTCTATCAGGACTATAGAGACGTTCGTGGATTCAAATTCAGAGCTAAGATTCGTGTTCAACGGATCGATCACTATGCTGATGGTGACACCTATGAGTATCCTAAGTATGGATGGTTTGGTAACTGGAGTATTTCTCAGGTAGATAGTTACGGTAAGAGATACGGTGAGAATGAAACTCTTATGCTTGAGTTCCCACCTGGTCGATTACAGACAACTACAGGACAAGAAACAGAGGCACCATACTATCCTGTACAGGATAATCTCCCTAAAGATGTTCTTGTTACAGACAGAACGACTGGTAGATTCAAGCGTAATGCACGCTGGGCAATTTACCAATCTTCACACGACAAGAATAGTAATGTGTGGTATAGTAACCAAACATCATTCAAACCTTCACAGAAGGTTTACATTGAAACTCAAATTACTGACGTAGACTAAATGGATTACTGGGACAGGCGATTGATGAAATCGACTATGGAACTCAAAGCAGTGAAGAATGCTTTGGAGGAGTCCGATGGCGACCAAAGATATGCCGCTAAGAAACTAAAGAAAATCCGTAAATTCTTCAAATCACCCCTCGGAGAGGTTGCTCGCATTGATCAATCAATATATAATGTTAGCAAACAATCACAGGAGACTGCCGATGGCGACAAAGGACCAGAAACTCAGAGGGATGAGTCTCTTGATAGAGAGTCTGATCGAACCGAACCCTGAACTGAGGGCAGACGCACACGAACAGAAGTGTTATCACGAACTAATGATGTATCGTGATGAGTGTATTGAGTATTGTCGCCGTCGGTACGTTGAGGTTGTTCAAGAACAATGATCAACCTCCATATGAAATACAATCATTACCTGCACACCGACAGGACGATTGATCACGATGACATCAACGAAAAACTTATCTCTTATGGATGGACAGATGATGGAAAGAACGTGACAGGTTACTACTTGGTTACTGAACACCACGTTTTGTACTTCAATCTTAAAGAGCAACTTGTATCCAAGGAAAAATCTAAGGAACGAGTTGCATAAGTCCTCCTGATTGTCTCAATAAGCACCATCTATCGATGGTGTTTTTTTGTATAAATAAAAATTCGTAACGTTCGTAACGAATTATTACAGCAATCCTAAGGGTTGACGAATCCTAAAAGTATGCTGTATATTACTCAAGCGGTCGGGAAAACCCGATCCTCCATCTGCGGGTAACCACTCCGCAAGCATATCTACAAAAGGAAAACAACTAATGATTAAATCTGCACTGACAGCACTCGCTGCTACCCCCCTGATGGCAGGCGCTGCCCTGGCAGGTCCCTACGTGAACGTGGAAGCGAACTCCTCGTTCACTGGTTCCGATTACACTGGTACGACGACCGACGCCCACGTGGGCTACGCTGGTGAAGCTGGCGCTGTCTCCTATGGCGTCCAAGCAGGTCCTAGCTTCGTCGTTACTGATGGTGGCGAGAGCGACACTGTTCTGTCTGGTAAGGCATATGCAAGTGTTGCTGCAACCGAGTCCCTCTCCCTGTACGGCGAACTCTCCTTCGCTGGCGGCGTTGACGATGCGGACACTGGTTACGGCACTAAGGTGGGCGCAACCTGGTCCTTCTGATCGGTCAAATAGCGATACTATATACTGGGCAGGATTATCCTGCCCTTTTTTAATGCTTCTCCTGTTATGAAACCAAACACCACTGTCATTTACACCAGACGCAACTGTCCCTTCTGCACCAAGATCAAAAAGGTGTATGATGCTAAGGGATGGACCTACGCTGAACTTGTTCTCGATGAGAACTACACTCGCGATCAGTTCTGGACCGAGTTTGGACGCTCTGCCACCTTCCCTCAACTCATTGTTGATGGTAAGAAAACTGGTGGTTGCAACGAGACTATTAGTGAATTCCGTTCTAAGGGATGGGTCTAATTCACTAAATAATATTAAGTATCGTAGGAGGTCTTTCTTTTTTGCAAACCATTCACCTTACAGGAGAGACCAAATGCTACAAGCGGTTTACACATTTGCCATCTTCGGTGCATTCATTTTAGGTGGGGTCATTTCCTGGATCGCTAAAGAATATGTTGATGCTTATATCGACAACGCTCATTACGCGAAGTCCATAACCCACCCAGAGATGTTGAACGAAGATGGAACAGTGAACCAAGAAGAGTTGATCTACTTGCGTTTCACTGATGATGATGCTACACTCGATGACGAAGACGACGACTGATTATGATCCTTGTGGATATGAATCAGGTGATGATTGCAAACCTTATGGTTTCGCTTTCTCAATCTGATGAATTGCAAGAAGGACTGGTCCGCCATATGGTACTCAATGCTTTACGAAAGTATCGCAAAGAGTTCCATAAAGAATATGGCGAACTGGTCCTTTGTTATGACTCGAAAAACTATTGGCGACGAGAAGTCTTCCCTCATTACAAGGGCACACGTAAGCGTGACCGAGAGAAGTCTAAGCATAACTGGAACAACATCTTCGATCTACTGAACAAACTAAAAGATGAATTCAGAATTTCATTACCATACAAGGTTGTTGAGGTCGATGGTGCTGAAGCAGATGACATTATTGCAATCCTGGTTAAAGAGCAGGGACTCAAGAACATCAGACTCCAGAACAATATGCAACCCGCCCAGAAAGTTCTGATTCTTTCTGGAGATAAAGACTTCATTCAACTGCAACGATTCAAATTCGTTACGCAGTACAACCCAGCACTCAAGAAGTATGTCAATGGGGTAGACCCATTCCTATACATCTCTGAGCACGTTCTCAAGGGTGATCGGAGCGATGGTATCCCAAACTTCCTATCGGATGACAAGTGCCTGCTAGAGGGGCGCAGACAGCGACCACTGGCAAAGAAGAAGATCGAGCATTGGATCACACAAGATCCTGACGACTTCTGTCCTGATGACACTATCAAACAAAACTACCTGAGGAATCAACGACTGATTGATTTCCAGTTCATCCCTACGGAGGTTGAGGAATCTATTATAGATACCTATGAGAACTTTGATCCTCCCGCACGTAAATATGTGTGGAAGTATCTTGTCGAAAACGAACTCAATGATTTGCTCCAAAATCTAGGAGACTTTTAACTATGGCTATGAAATTGCTTATTTCTGAAGTCCTTCAGAAGGTACACAGTGCCAAGACGAAAGCAGAAAAGATCCGTCTACTGAAGGAGAACAACTCACAGGTGCTCAGGTCTCTGTTCATCTGGAACTTTGATGACAGTGTACAATCCATCCTGCCTGAAGGTGATGTTCCTTACACACCTAACGATGCACCCGTTGGCACTGAGCACACACGTCTTGAAGTAGAAGGACGTAAACTGTATTACTTCATCAAGGGTGGTGCAGATAATGTGCCACGTATGCAGCGTGAGAATATGTTTATTCAAATGCTGGAAGGTCTGTACAAGGATGAAGCGAAGGTGCTTTGTCTAGTCAAGGACAAACAACTCCACAAAAAGTATCGCATCACCAAAGCGGTGGTCACTGAGGCATTTCCGTCGATCAACTGGGGTGGTCGAAGCGCGGATGGCAAATGACTTTATGCAGACTAAGATCAGGATTCTAGAAACGAATTGTGATCCTAGTCGTGCAAGCGATCGAACCCTGCCCTACACTTCATACTTGGTTGAGTATCTAGACGATACTGCTAAGAGATGTTATGATCTTATTATCTGTAATAAGCAAGTTGACATCTTTGATCACTATTGGGACAGATACAGACACAATTTTGTTGGATGGGTCCAGACGGATGGAAGAGTCAACCCTAAATTATGGAACCCCCCTGGAAGCAGCAAAAAGAAATGACCATTTACAATAATCTTCCTGGACGAAAGGTTCAGGAAGAGGAACCAAAGGTTGAATTAAAGTCTGAAGATCTTGTAACTGCGGAAGCAGTTGGTAAGTTCATCGGAATTTATCTAATGGGTCCGCTAGTTGTTATGCTATGCTGGAACTATGTTGTACCATATTTGTTTGCCCTAAAAGGCATCAACTATCTACACGCACTTTGTATTATTATCATCGCGAGATTCCTACAGAATGACAAATAACCTGTACGGTGAACCTCAAGAGCATCGCTCTAAGGTTTGTCTCATCTCAGTCACACCTGATGCTGAAAAGCATATGGGTTATGTGGCACGTGTAAGCAACCCAAAGAATCAGAACAACCCCTCGGTTGAGAAACTGCTTCGCTATTGCATCAAGCACGGACACTGGTCTGTGTTCGAGCAAGCGTTTATGACACTGGAGATCAACACTACCAGGGGTCTGGCAGCTCAAATTTTGAGGCACCGTAGCTTCACATACCAAGAGTTTTCCCAGCGGTATGCTGATACGAATCTTCTCTCTCAAAAGATTGAAGTTCCTGACCTGCGTCTCCAAGACTCTAAGAACAGGCAGAACAGTATCGATGCTGTAGAAGCAGATAGGAAAGCATTCCTTCAAGGTCGCATCCATCAATACTTTGTTGAAGGTATGGACCTGTACAATGAACTCCTTCGAGAGGGCATCGCAAAGGAGTGTGCTCGTTTTGTGCTTCCCCTGGCAACGCCCACCAGAATCTATATGACAGGCTCTGTGCGATCGTGGGTCCATTATATTGCCCTGAGGTCTGCTAACGGTACACAGAAGGAACATATGGAGATTGCTGAACTGTGTAAGCAACACTTCATCTGTCAGTTCCCCATCACCGCAGCAGCAATGGACTGGTGTGATGAGGAGTGTCCTTGTAATGCAAAGGAAGATTGTCTTGACTGGAGTGATCTTGCTCCTTCATTGAGGATCGACTGATGTCAACTGAGGTCATCCCTCTGTTCTCATCTCCACTGTATGTCTCAGTGGATGGTGAGATGCCTGAGGTTGGTAAAGAACTTCAGGAGATTGAGTGTGTCGAGAGTGGGACTGGTGGATTCTTGTCACAAGAATCTAATGTACTGGATGTTCTTCCACAAGAACTATCTGATTGGGCATACAGACACGTAAGAGAGTACGTGAATGGTGTGATGGGTGTTAGTTCAGATCACAACCTACAGATTCCAAACTCTTGGATCAGTGTCCTACACAAAGGACAGAGTGCTGGATCACACGACCACACCAACAGTATGTACTCAGCGGTGATGTTCCTGTCAGCACCAGAAGGATCTGCAGAACTTGTGTTCGATGCCAACAGGTACAAGATGCTTGAACCTACGATTGCAAATTACAATTTGTATAACTCAAGTGTCTATAGAATTTCGCCCAAGACTGGGATGATATGTTTATTCCCCTCCGATATGGTTCACTATGTGACTGAACATCAGTTGGATGAACCTCGCGTTAGTCTTTCCTTTAATATATTTGTGAGAGGAAAGTTCGGAGTACAAACTAAATTGCTTACACTATGACAGAGATTCAGGCACTACCACTATTCTCTACACCTGTATACGTTACCGATCCCGATAGGGATATGCCTGACATCTTACCTCAGGTAAAGTCTCTAGAGTATGTTCGTTATTCATACTCTGATCTGGCACACAGGACGATGGATCAACAGGTGCTTGAGAGTTTCCCAGAGATGGCAAAGTGGTTGGAAAGACACATCAATGAATACACTCACGGTATGCTCGGGATTAGTTCCGAGCATCATCGTATGAAGGTAACCACATCTTGGGTCAATAAATATAATGTCGGAGGAAGTTCCTATCCTCACTTCCACGACAACAGTATGTACTCTGGAAATGTATTCTTGTCTGGCAACAGTGGTCCTCTCGTGTTTGAAAGACACAAACACTCGATGATGAAACCAACTATTGCTATTCAGAACATATATAATTCCACCCAATACAAAATTGCACCACGCGATTCTGTTCTTGTACTATTTCCATCAAACGTGGTACACTTTACAGAACCTACCAACGTAGAAAGATATACATTGTCTTTCAATATGCGAGTGGAAGGTACTCCCGTCTGGATAGAAGACCAATTTACTGAAGAACAAAATGCCGACCTACGAATGGATTAACAAAGAGACAGGAGAGGTCACGTCAAATTATATGGCGATCTCTGCTCTTGATAAATACAAAGAAGAGCATCCTGAACTTGAAAGATATTTCGGGAACCAGAACATCAACACTGTCTACGGCAAACCGAAGCAAGCAGATGGATTCAAGCAAGTAATGCAGAAGATCCAATCTGCTCACCCTGCCGCAAATTTGAGTCGTTTCACCTAAATTATGCCACCGAGAAAGCGTAAGACCCCAGTATCGTCTAGTATGTCTGCTAAACAGATGCGTCGTAAGAAACCGATCAACCTTGATCATCTCAAGACTATCGAACCACTCACTCCAAACCAGGAGAGAGTGTTCACATCGTATGCTGAAGGCAAGAACTTAATCCTTCACGGTGCTGCTGGTACTGGTAAAACCTTTATCAGTTTGTACCTTGCAATGAAGGATGTGATGGAACCATCTTCTCCATACGAGAAGGTATATATGGTGAGATCTCTTGTTCCAACACGTGAGATTGGTTTCCTTCCTGGAGATCACGAGGACAAGTCAAACTTGTACCAGATTCCATACAAGAATATGGTGAAGTATATGTTTGAGATGCCTGATGATGCAGCATTTGAAATGTTGTATGACAATCTACGTTCTCAAGAGACAGTATCTTTCTGGTCCACCTCATTCATTCGTGGTGTGACTATGGATAACTGTGTCATTATCGTAGATGAATTCAGCAACTTGAATTTCCACGAACTTGATAGTATAATTACTAGGGTAGGTGAAAACTGTAAGATCATCTTTAGTGGTGACTACTCACAGTCCGACCTTGTGAAATCCAACGAGAAGAATGGTGTCCTGGACTTTATGAGAATCATTCAGACAATGCAGTCTTTTGATGTTGTAGAGTTTGGTATTGAAGACATCGTTCGCTCTGGTCTGGTCAGAGAATATCTGATTAGCAAAATTAACCTTGGTATGTAATTATGTTCAAAACAGTGGGACCTCCCGTTCCACTAACTGAAATGAATGCCGTCACTAAAGGTGACGGTCTTCGTTTATATGAAGTTGGTGATGGTAAATGGTATCCTTCCGTGACGACTGTCACCAGTCATCGTAAAAAGGATTCTATTATCAAGTGGCGTAAGCGTGTCGGTGAAGCAGAAGCTAACAAAATTAGCGGGAGAGCATCAGCACGTGGCAATAAGTTTCACAGTATGGTAGAATCATACTTGAAGAACGAAACGGTTTCATTCGATGATAAGAGCCCTCTTGCCTCTTTCCTATTCAAAACTGCTAAGGAAACTCTTCATCGTATCAACAACATTCATCTTCTTGAGAGTCCTCTTTACAGTGATAGTCTTCGCATTGCTGGTCGTGTTGACTGCATAGCAGAGTACGATGGTGAACTTGCTGTCATTGACTTCAAGACATCCACGAAAGAGAAGAAAGAATCCTGGATTGAAAACTATTTCGTTCAGGAAACTGCATACGCTGCGATGTACTACGAACGTAGTGGCGTAAAGGTTGACAAGATCGTCACCATCATTGCAACTGAAGAAGGTGGTATGCAGATCTTTGAAAAATATGATCTCGATTACTACTACGTTCTTCTTGAGGAGTACATCCAAGAGTTTATGCAATCCATTAAATGAAAGAATTCAAAGACAAATTTATGACACAAGCAAAGTTTTCAACGATGGTTGAAGACGTGGTGAAGAATAGTAATGGTCTTGTGAATTACATTGATGCTGTCATTGTGGTATGTGACGAGTTAGAGATTGAGGTTGATACTGTCAACAAACTCATCTCAAAACCGCTGAAAGACAAGATTAAGTTTAATGCCCAGCAACTAAACTTTGTAAAACGAACAAGCAGAGGAGTCCTCCCGATATGACGGAGCAACCATTTTACGAATCAAATGTAATTAGAGAAGAACTAAAGGAGATGGAGCAACTCTATCTCGATCTTGCCAAACTCTCCTACAATCTTCCGCGCCTGAACCAGGAAGAAAAATTAGATCACATTCGGAAAACCCTGGAACTGATCGCCAAACAAAAGGTTTTCTATGCTAGACTTGCTTTGATGTCACACGAGGATGAGGAAGCACGTGAAGTAAAGCATCGTATCGATACGATGACGGAGATGTATTCCAACGGGAAGCACATCAATCAAGTTCTAGACGAGATGGAGGAAAAACTCCTTGGTCTCAAAGCAACTCTTGACAACGCCTAAATAATGCGTTACCCTTAATGGGTAGTACACACAACAAAAACACACACGAGGAACACACAATGTCTTTTGCAAATCTCAAGAAGAAGTCTGGTTCGTTTTCTAACCTGACCAAAGAGATTGAAAAAATGTCCAGCGGCGGAAAGAAAGTCGATGAACGCTTCTGGAAACCCCAAGTGGATAAGAGTGGCAACGGGTTTGCCGTTATCCGCTTCCTTCCTGAGTCCGAAGGTAGTGACCTTCCGTGGGCACAGGTTTGGAGTCACGCTTTCCAAGGTCCTGGTGGTTGGTTGATTGACAACTGCCCCACTACCAAAGGTGAAAAGTGTCCTGTTTGTGCTGCTAATACTGCTCTCTGGAACAGTGGAACTGAAGCAGACAAGGACGTGGCACGTAAACAAAAGCGTAAGTTGTCGTACTACAGCAACATCTATGTCGTCAAGGATCCTCTGAATCCTGACAACGAAGGTAAGGTCTTCCTGTACAAGTACGGCAAGCGTATCTTTGACAAACTGATGGCAAAGATGCAACCCGACGAGAATGACTATGATCCGCAACCTGCATTCAATCCTTTCGATCTCTGGAAGGGTGCTGACTTCAAACTGAAGATCAAGCAAGTCGCTGGTTTCTGGAACTACGATGACTCAGTGTTCACTACACCTGATGTCCTTGGTGGTAAGTCTGACACTGAACTTGAAGAGGTGTACAACTCGATGCACGACCTTGCATCATTCACTTCTGATGATCAGTTCAAGTCCTATGATGAACTTGAGGGACGTATGAAGCAAGTGCTTGGTCGTCCTGCTGCCACTCGCATCGATGAAGAAACGCTGGAGGCAGAATCTGACTTTAATGCCCCCGATATTACCTCTCGTAATACCGAGGCACCTTCCTGGACTGCCACTGTGGACAGTAAAACAACTGGCACAGAGGATGAAGATCATATGTCTTACTTTGCTAAACTTGCAGAAGAAGACTAAAGGTTATGAAACGACTCGCTATCGCACTTGCAACTCTACTCGTCGCATCTCCTGCGATGGCGGGTCACGCCAGGCGATCTGGTGATGGGTTTGAAGTAGAACCTTCACACTGTGTCTATGATCAACTGTTCCACACTTGGAACTGCTGGTACAAACCAATCAGACCTACTAGACAACCACGTCACTATCATCACCACTATCATTTCCAGCACGGTGGTCCTTACTTTCGTCCTAACAAGCACAATGAACACGGTGTTCCGTGTTACTTCTACAAGAAAGACGGTTGGTGTTTCTAATTAGTATCCGCCGCCGTAGTATCCTCCACCACCTGATGATCCACTAGATCCAGATGATCCACTAGATCCAGACGATCCAGAGGAACCACTGCTTGATCCACTGCTTGATCCACTGCTGCTACTGCTGCTGCTACTGGAACTGCTGCTGGAGGAAGAGGAACTACTGCTTGAAGAGGACGTGCTACTGGTACTACTGTAAGTGGTTGAGGTTGAGGGTGTTGTGCTAACCGTTGTTGTAGTATCTTCGACGATTGTTGCACCTGTGCTCGTACCGCCACCAGAACCTCCAGAGGAGATAAGTGCAGTAGAAGAACCACTACCAGATGCAGACCCAGTTGAAGCAGTGCTTTGACTGGGTTTTCTATAGTTTGTGATCCCGATGAACTCTTCAGCAAGAGTTGTTGGGGTCTTTTTGTTTCCGTCAACATCGATCTCACCGTGTGGTAGATATGCTGCGAGTTTCTTGAACTCTTTTACGAAGTCATTGACATAACCTTCACGAAGCAAGAAGATGTTTCTCTTCTTTTCATTCTCCGCTGCTTCCATCTCATAATACGTGACTGGTTTCCTAGAATCTGCCTTAGGAACTATAGTTCCATCAGGTCTGATGAATTGGAACGACTCATTCACAACAAGTCCTTCATCTAGAACCTTGATACCGTCTGTTGTTTTTATTTCATACGTTTCATAGTGACTGACCTTATCAACTGAACCATACTTGTTCATCACGTGACCATATAATTGCTCTCTTGTCATTGGCCAATCATCATATACATTGATGATGTTATTACAGAGAAGAACAACCCAGTCTAAACCAGGGTCACCATACAACACGTTAGCAATCTGATCAGGACGCTCACCTTCACCGATTTCATACTGCACAAATCCAAGCAGTGCACCTTGAAGATCATCTCTGATCTTGATGCGACGGAAGATATTCTTGGTCAGTTGGAAAGGGTGATTGCCATTGACCTGAGAACGATCTCTGATGTATACGTTGGGAAGATACTTAAAATAACTCATTTGATCATATCTCGTGTGATGAAGGCAGTTTCCTTCAGTGTAAGTGCCATTTCCATAGCAGCAGGACCATAATCATCCAGTTCGCTTTGCAATCCTTTCAAAGTATTCATCTGACCGTCGGGTGTGACGTTCATATTCAGTCCAGTGATCACCATCTTGGTTGGGAACTGCATAATCTCTCTGAGACGTGCACCTTTTCCACTGATCTCTTCAACTCTAGTTTCCCCAGAACCATTTGACTCGACACGAACAATCGAGCATCTAACATAGTCAGGGATGTTCAGGTATCTAGCACCACCGTATGACTCGGTGCCAGACTTCATAATTTTTTCCATAATGGAACCTTCTTCAACATTCCCCAACGGATCATAGTTACCAGCAGTACCACTGACTGATGGCAGCATTGCTTTTCTGAGTGCGTTGAAGATGTTGTAGCATTCTCTCGCTTCTTCTGGATTGCGAGGTGCCATCTTAAAGTTAAAACTGTGCTCTCTATAGTTCACACCACGGAAGGTGACTTCCTGGTACGGGTTGAACACTTTTTTATTGACAAGTGCGTTAATATCTTGTGCGCTGATGCTTCCTTCAAGACCAAGAGAACTGTTCACAGCACCAAGACCAGATGCAATGGCGTTCAAACCAAACTGAGGTTTGACACTTGCTGCAAACTGTTGGATGTTCTGAACTAGGTCTCCACCTTGCCCTGCTCCTTGTTCCGACAATGCTTTCAGAGCACCAACACCAGCGGGACCTAGAGTGGTCTCGTTATAGATGGTGTTATACGATTCTGAAAGATTATTGGGAAGATATAGATAAATAGTGAAACGAATCGGTTCACCTCTCGACCCTCCGTTGGGAGCATACATTCCACCAGGATTCTTTCCCATATATGTGTATGGATTACCAGCATTGCTAGAACTATCGTAGACCTGAATCTTCAGATAATCTACGACTCTAGTCTCTTCGGCATCCTGAACATCGATACCATCACGCGATGTGAATGGCATCTCAGGGAGAGCTCTTGGATATACAAGTGGGGCTATTGACATTGATGAAACAACAGAGATCTTATCAAGGTAGGTTTCAGCCAAGTTACCCTGGAAAGTATAAGGGGGATCCTACAAACATTATTTATAGATCTTTGTGGGAACGTAAACTGATGGTATGGTGTGACAGAAATGAATCAATTCTTGAGTGGGGTTCGGAAGAAATTGTCATTCCATACCGCAGTCCTGTTGATGGTAGGATTCACCGCTACTTTCCAGACTTTTATATACGAGCACGCACCAGGCAAGGAGGGATTGAGAAGTTCATTATCGAGGTTAAACCGAAAGCCCAGTGTGCGCCCCCCAAGAAACCAAAGCGGCAGACTAAAAGATACATAAATGAAGTGAAGACATACGCTGTCAATGATGCCAAATGGAAGGCAGCGAAAGAATTTTGTGATGACAGGAGGATGAAGTTCCTTATTCTCACAGAGAAAGAGCTCAAAGTATGAGTGCATTCACCGACATAAAATCATTAGCAAACAACAAGTCACAGAAACCATCGTGGTGGCGTAACCAGTTGTTCTTTTACTTGAGCTCTAACGTCAAGGGTGTTGACAGCGTGATGCCTGGAACAGCAGTGACATTCGGGTATCGTGCAGAGTACGGTGAGAAGATGCAGTTCTGGGACAAGTTCCCAATGGTGTACATCTATGGTGAAGATGCAACGCACTTCTGGGGTGCCAATGTACACTACCTACTACCTGAGTACAGGTTCACTGGGTTCAGCCCAGCAGCACCTGCTAAGACACTGCATAAATACTTGAGGAGCAATGTACTTACTCCGTTATATGGCATCGAAAACTCTGAGTGGCAAGATATTGGTTTAATTCCCTCGGAACAATTTGTAATGACATCTAACGGTAGAACGCTAGACATACCCCGCACGATAATTTACAAGCGACTCTAATGGGCGTCCCTAATTCATTCCTACAATTTCGTGATTTACTCTCGTCAGGTTCATTTGAACCATCGAAGGGTAATCTTTTTAGTGTGGAGATGGGTCTCCCTATAATGTTCCAATCCTCAGAGACAGTTCCAAACTTCAGAACTGACACTAGAGAGATGTATGAAGCGGTTAATTACCTGGCAGATTCTGTTGTCATCCCTTCCCGTAACGTGACCACAGGTGAGGTCAAGCAGATTGGAATGACTAGAACATATGGTACTGGTCAGACTGCAAATGAATTGTCTGTTTCATTCTTGCTGACTAAAAACAACTGGCATAGAAATTTCTTTGAGAAGTGGATGAATGCTATTGCGCCTGACAATGAAAACCGTGTGGCATTCTACGATCACTACACCACAGATATTACAGTAAGAAAGTGGGAAACTGGATCTAACATTGTTGCCAAGACCACAGTCGATGGAGAGCCTCAATACTCTAGACTGAATAAAGCAACTGGTGTGTATTGTTTTGCGAGAGCATTTCCTTTTAATATTAGTAACATCACGTACTCTAATGAAGCACAGTTGATGAAGATGGACGTGCAGTTTAAGTACGAACGTTATAGATTTACAACCAAAGTCAAGAGAAGGAACGAGTGGACATCCGACATCATTCTTGATGACTTCAATGCATCAACACAGATACTCTCCAGTGGTGCATTTGGAATCGACACCCGCTTTGGGGTCTAAATAGAATTACTGAATTGTTTTTTACACAATGCCTTTACCAAAACTGAGCATTCCTGATTATGAATGTGTGCTCCCTCGTGGTCAAAAAGTCACCTACAGACCATTCCTAGTCCGTGAAGAGAAGTTGCTGTACCTGGCAATGGAAACTCAGGATCAAAAGGAAATGATGAAAGCGGTGAAAGAGATCATCAAGAATTGCACAAGTGTCAAGAAGGTCGAAGATCTTGCCACATTTGAGATTGAATTCCTCTTCCTTAAGATTCGTGCCAAGTCTGTTGGTGAAATTAGTGAGTTCAAACTCACCTGTCCCGACGATGATGAAACTCAAGTTGATGTGGAAGTGAACCTTGATCAAATTGAGGTTACTGTCCCTGATGACCACACCAACGTTGTCAAACTGAATGATGAAGTGACATTGACTATGAAGTATCCATCCCTGGATACATTTGTGAAGAATAACTTGTCTGACAATCCTGGTATTGATGACATCTTCAAACTGGCAGCAGATTGTACTGAATCTATCGCTGAAGGAGACGAACTCCACGCAGCTAAGGACTACAAGAAGGCAGAACTTGTTGAATTCTATGAGTCTATGAACTCTAAGCAGTTCCAAGACGTTCAAAAATTCTTTGAGACTATGCCTAAGTTGAGTCACCAGATTGAACTATTCAATCCTAAGACTGAGGTTACCAGCACTATTACTCTTGAAGGTCTAGCGGCTTTTTTCGCGTAGCCCTAGCGCACGACTCTCTGTTGAACTTGTATGAGACGAATTTCGCTCTTATGCAACACCACAAGTACAGTCTGACTGAACTTGAAAATATGATGCCCTGGGAGAGGGATGTGTATGTGAACCTTCTGCTTAGATACCTTCGAGAGGAGGAAGCTAGACAGAGGCAAGCAAACGGACAACATCAATCACTTTAATGGCAGCACTAAAAGTAAGATCATTTTTACCAACTACGGTAGAGGGTAGTCCACGTGTGGACCCTATCGCAGGTCTTACTACGTCTGTTAATCGCCTGGGGACTGTTGTAGAAGATCTTGGAAAAATCCTGACTGGTATGCACCAGGACAAGATGGATCTTCTCAGAAGACAGCAGAGAACTGCGAACTTTGGGCGAGATAGATCGAGAGAAAGCACACTTGAAAAGGATGTAGTAAAGGGCGTAAAAGAAGATAAGTCATTAAACAAGACACAGAAGAAGAGTAAGGGGTGGTTAGATTCTTTAATCGAACCATTCATTTGGATTGCGGAGAAGGCAATCACATTCTTTGTACTGGATTGGTTATCTAATCCAGAGAATGAGAAGTTTCTTAGAGTAACTGTACCTATTATTGGTGGGTGGTTGAAAACTGCCTGGAATATTGGCACAGCGTCAGTCAATATGATTCTGGAGGCATTCTCGGAAGATAGTCTTCTGATGGGTGCTTTGAAACTGGTCGGTGGTATCGGTGGACTTTGGTTGATGGGACGCATCTTGCGTCCGTGGAAGATCGCAAGTGATATTGGCAAGTTGATGAGACTTGTCAGTGGTAATAGGAAAAATACTGCTCCAAAACCAAAGTCGCCAGCACAGATAAGAGCAGCGACAGCAGCGCAGCGCAATGCTAACGCTAGTATTGCTGCGAAGGAGAGATTTAGAAAGAGATTTGGTGAAAAGGCATACCAAAAGAGGTTTGGTCCCAGTAGACTACAGAGAGTTAAACAAGGTTTAGGAAGTAATATTAGGAAGGGACTGACAAATTCTAAGGTGATGGCTGGCGGTGCTGGTCTCATCTCCTTTGGAACCAGACTGGCACAGGGAGACAGCATTCAAAAGGCAGCAGGTGGTGGTATTGGTGCAACCATCGGTTCGATGGCACTTACAGCACTGATTACACCTATCCTGGGTCCATTTGCACCACTGGTTGGTAGTGTTCTTGGTGGATTCCTTGGTGATAAGGTTGGTGCGTTCATTGGTGAAGCAATCACACCGATTCTCAAACCAATGAAGAATCTGTTTATGGAGGTTCTGCTTCCACTAATCAAGTCATACTATGAACCTCTTCTCCCACCTGTTCAGGAGTTGTTCAACGAACTTGGTCCTATTCTGCAGATGATTGCAGACTTCTGTAAACCTCTGATTGATGGTGCAGTTAAAGAGGTTGCACAGTTCTTGAGTGGAAATATTGCTAAGGCAGTCAACGGATTGATGTGGTTGATCAAGTTTGGTGCCAACGCTGTTTCTGGAATTGTTGAAGGCACTGGTGCAGTTCTGAGGAAAATTGATTTCTTGGGTGTGTTCAAAGATGATATTCTAAAAGCGGAAGAGAGACTGAAAGGTGCAGTAGATGATGTAGATAGAGCTGATAAAAAGGTTAAACATTGGGAAGGTATTGTTGCAGAAAAAGGTCCTAATCATAAAGGTCATTTATTTGATCAGACAACTGCTGCCCAAGATCTTCAAAACGCTAGAGATGAATATGATGCTGCTGTAGTTCTTGTTGAGACAAGAAAGAAAGAACTAGCGAAAGTAAAGGCTGACGATGAGGCTGCTGCTGAGCAGTTAATGGCACAGAGGCAGGCAGAACTTGATGCTATGGCTGCAAATTCCGCCACAGGTGGCGGTGATGGTAGAACGCCTATCAGTGCTTCTGGTGTCACTGCTGCTGCGAAGAAAGTCATTGGTAAGTACCAAGGCGTCAGCAATATGTGCGCGATGTCTGTTCGTGCATACTTGAAGGCAGCAGGTCATCCAAAGTGGGATACGATTGCTACCAAGACAGGTAACCTTGATCCTGACGGTACAGCATACATTGGACCAACATTTGCAGCATCATTTGCTGGTACTGACCTCGGTCAGCATATTATGGACAAGTCCAAACTGAAACCTGGAGACATTCTTCTCTATAGAGACACCATATCTGGTTTCACTCCTGGTGCTGTCACACACGTTGGTGTGATGGGAGAGAATGGTATGCAATATGACCACAACTCAAGAAAAGGTTTCCATCAAAGATCCCTTGCAGGTGTATTGACCTGGGCAAAGTGGGGTGGTGCTATCAGACTGAAGGGTATGCCATCACAGGATCCTCCTGCAGCACAGGAAGTTACTAAGGTAAATCCTAGTAGTGATCTAAATAATAGGAAGACCGAATTGATTAGTAGATCCGAATCGGAATCCACTACACAACTACAAAATGAAAGTGGCGGAGATCCTAAAGTGATCTTGCAACCGATAATCAAACCCGCAGTTGTCACCGCTTCTAGCGGAGGCGGAGGAACAACTCTTGTTCCTGGGTCAGTCTCTACCTCAGTTAGCTAATGGCAGAAGCGAAATCAAAAATTAGATTTTACAAGTATGTAACCCCACCTAAGGATGGGGGTGCAACGATTAGCGTAGGAAATAAGACCATTGCTGGGTCAAATTTCACGGCAACTATAAATGCAGTTAATTCCCTGGGTGCAACTGTAAACAGTATTGCTGTAGCATTGCAAGGTCAACGTTCAGCTCAGCAGATAGCTCAGGCACAAGCAGACAGGAGAGCACAGTTACAGAGGGATAGAAATAGAGAGGGTAGATTAGAATCTACAAAAGGCAAAGCAAAGGAAATTGTTGGTGGTATTGTAAAGGGTGGTGCAAGTTTTCTTGAGAATCTACTTAAATTCCTCAAAGATTTCTTGATCTTTACAGCACTGGATTGGTTATCTGATCCAGCGAATCGAGAGAGGATAGAAAAAACACTTGATCGTATAGGTAAGTTCTTCAACTGGATGAAGAATACCTTCAACTGGGTATCGAACTGGATTAGTGAAAACTGGGAAAAAACATTTGGTGAGGACAAGACCTTCCAAGAACGGTTAGAAGGTGCCAGCAGTCTATTACTTGGTGCTGGTGCAGCCTTATTGGGTCTTGCGTTCCTGAAGAATCCCCTTGGGACGATTGCCAACTTCACAAAGATCATTACCACAGTTGGTAAAGGTATTCTGAACATTGGTAAAGCACTTGGTGGGTCTGCGTTAGGTCAAGTTGCTATGGGTGCTACCCAAGGCGTCTTTGCCTACCAGGACGTGATGCAGAATTTCGATGGTCCTGAAGAGGATCGAGTAGCAGCAGCACGTGGGGCAGCTACAGGTGCTACTGTTGGTGCTGTTAGTCTAGGAATGCTCGGCAACAAGATTGCTGGTCCTCTTGGTGGTATCATTGGTAATGCTCTGGGCGGTTTCTTAGGTAAGGAGGCAGGTAAGTTCCTAGGACCAATCGTTGGTGACTTCTTCAATACGCTGCAGGATGTCTTCGGGGGCATTATGAGCTTCCTGGAAGAGACGTTCAAACCAGTTGGTGATGCACTGGAAGAACTGTTTGTTCAGATGGGTCCTGCTATTGAAAAACTGACTCAGTTCATCAAACCACACTTACCCAAACTGAAAGAAATTGCACAATTTATTGGTAAGGTTGCATTCACACCACTAATAATGCTTCTGAAAGGTGTCACCAACCTATTGAAGTTGGTGACTGGTGGTAAAGCAGAGGATCCAACTAATAAAACAGAACCTACAGAAGAAAAATCTGCTGGTGGACTGTTTAGAATGCCACCTCTGCTGTCGAAGGGTGGATGGATCACTGGACCACAGTCTGGTTACCCAGTGTCTATGGATGGTGGTAAGTCCGTTTCCTTTATCGGTCACGGAACAGAATATGTCGCACAAAGATCCTCAGGCGGTTTCGTCATACCTTTTGATACCCCCCATACTAGAAGGGATCCTGGTCTGACGAGTCGTCGGATGACACAGGCAAAATCGTATGGTTACAAAACACCCGAGTTTTCCATTGGTGGACAGTTCAATTATGCAAACGCATTTGCACCGACATTCAACAAAACGGTCAATATGCCATCCCCTACATATAGCAAATTGCCCCAACGTAGTATTGGTGGTTTTGTGAAGGGTATTGCATCTGCCGCTGGATCTATGTTTGGTGGACCCGCAGTTGGTGCTGCAATGGGTATGCTTGGTAACGTTGCTGGAGCAGCACAGAACATCACCAAAGCAGCAATGCCTGTTATCAGTTCTGTCATCCCTGGTGGTAATATTACTGGTAAGTTCCTGTCAGATGCTTTGTCAAAGGTTAAAACTGCCGCTGCCGAAGTTAAAGCAGGAAATATGGAAGAAGCAGTCAAAACAATCGTTGCCGAAGCGATTGTGCTGCCAACTGCTACTTCACAGACTGGTTCAGCAGCAGGTGGAGAAGGCACACCTGTTCCTATTCCCTCGGCAGAAAACCCTGCTACAGATTTCTTGAAGAGCAGATTTGGTTCATTTGCTGAACTTGCCAACCCATTGAGTAACTTCTTCTAATGTCGTCTAATCAACCGAAAGGATATACAATCAAGGATTTTACTCTGGAGTTAGATCCTGCGACTTCTCCTGGAAAGTTTCAGGACGCAAGAAAGAAAGAAAGTGGTAATAATTCAAATCTTGACATCCAGAGAATTTGCTCTGGTTTTAACTATATCGAAAGTATTGACGCTGCATCTGTCAGATGTGAATTTATTATCAATGACTCAATCGACTTAATTGACTCACTCACTGGTAATGAGAAGATTACTATTGAACTTGAGACTGATTCTGCACCTGGTACAACACTGAAGATTGAGCAGCAGATCTTCAAGATTGGTAATATCATCAAACAGGAGAAATCGCAGATTTATGTGATTTACACCGTATCTCCTTTCATCATTGCAGGTGAGACTAAAAAAGTTTTTAAGTCATTCCAAGGTAAACCTGCCTCGGATATTGTCAAAGATATGTGTAATGACTATTTGGGTGCAAAAGGTGCTAAAATTGAGGGAACGCAGGGAAACTTCAATTTTATTGCTCCCCACTGGCGAGCACTTGATGTTATCAACTATATAACTGACAAGTGCGTAAGTGCTCAGACTAAAACATCAGGATTCCGATTCTTTGAGGATAAGGATTCTGTGCGTTTTGCCACTATCGACTCATTGTGTAAAGTAGACGGAAAACCCGTGAAATATACATTTGAGCAGGCAAACGTCGGTGAATCGGACAAGAATGCTTTTAAGATCGAAAGCGTGAAGTTCCCTGACAGGGCAAACCATCTGGAAAAGATGAGAACTGGCGCATACAGTAATACTGTTATTGGCGTTAAAGTTCCCGCTTTGAGTGGTGGAATGTTGCCAAGTGCGGACAAAACAACAGGGTCGATCCATAAACCAATAAATATGGGATTAACCACTGTGTTTGGTCTTGCCAAATCACGAGGTTGTATTCTTAATGATACCTTCCCTTTCCCGAAGGTGAATAAAGAATATTTCTCAGACAAAAATCCAACAAGAGTTAAGATTAGAGCACTGCCTGGAATGAAAGATTCCAAGACTATGCAAAACTCCGATGCCGCTGCGGCAAATATGGATTTTGACACAGTTCGCTCCAGTGCATATTCTTTTTCTCGTTGGCAACTCCTCAACGCGATCACCCTTGACATACAAGTGCCTGGTAATGTAAACTTAACCGTCGGTCAAGTGATTGATGTGGAAATCCCCAAATCATCACAATCAAGTTCAAGGGCAGAGGTTGACGAAATCTACTCTGGTAACTATCTTATTAAGGGACTCAGACATAATTATGCCCCAGATGGCATTACAACATATCTGAATCTCGCCAAAGATAGTATTGCTATGCAGTAACACACGTACCCTGAGGTAAAATGGAAAACATCGAAGCACACATCGAACAGGACAAAAAGATCCTTGAGGATCCTACAGTTTCTCCACAAATGCGTCGTCACATTGAGGGCGAATTGCACGACTTGGAAGATTACGTGGAACACCATAAAAAAGAGATTGCAGCAGGTGACCACCACGATCCAACTGCCCTAGAACTGTACTGTGACCAAGAACCTGGTGCTCCCGAGTGTAAGGTCCACGACAACTAATTTATTTCGATAATTATGACAGCAGTACAATCGTTTATTGCTGGTGGCACAATGAAGGAAGAGGTCATCGATGGGGTGATCGACTTTTGGAAAGAATGTGACTACCTAGAAAAAGTCCCTGGTGAGTACAGCGGTGGAGTCGATCCATTGATCAAAAACTCCACCGATATGGCAGTTCCTTCTTGGTTGAAAGACCCTAGAATTGTAACGTACCTAGACGAGGTTCAAGCGTGTATTCAACTATATGTTGAACAATATCCTTGGGCTAAAATGGCAGATCTTGAGGTCATTGAACCATTCAATATCCAACATTACGAACCAGGGCAAGCATTTTCCCAACCTCATTGTGAGAGAGTTGGTTCTGACAAGACAACATCGTTCCGTCATCTAACTTGGATGACATATTTGAATGACGTGGAGGAAGGCGGTGAAACGCAATGGGTCCATCAGGATCTGGCGATTCAACCTAAGAAAGGTCTAACGCTGATTTGGCCAGTAGACTGGACACATCTCCACCACGGAGTACCTGCGCCTAAAGAAGAAAAACTTATTGTTACTGGATGGATTTCCTATGCGTGATGTAATGATTGCTGGTGCCCTCTTGGGTGCCCTGCACGGATCGATGATGCCTGTTATGGCAGGCGAAGACAAGATTACAAAGGGTTATCACACTATGGACGCTATGGGGTGTATGTTGCTCCAAGAGTGTACTAATGGTGTACAGCAGATCAAATCTTCAAAAGATCTTCGTAAAGCATTCCCTGATTCTGATTGGAATCCAGTTGCTAATGAGTTCGACAAGATTATGAAATCTTTCAGTCAGATTGGAACAAACGTCTATCTGGCAGACCCCAAATATTTCCCCCCTGGACATCGCGGTGTTTATCATACTGTTAGCAATCATTTTTATCTCAACAAGGATCACGTCCATCGTCCACACATCCTGATGAGTGTTACTCGTCACGAAGGTTGGCACGCTGCTCAAGACTGTATGGCAGGTACGATCAAAAACAATATGATCGCTATCATTATGCCTGAAGAGTCTGTGCCTATGATCTGGCGTACTATGGCAGAACGTACCTATCCTAAGCACGCTGTGCCCTGGGAAGCGGAAGCAGGTTGGGCAGGACGCACTGAGGGTATGACACAGAAAGCACTCGACTCCTGTGCTCGTGGCACTATGTGGAGTGATTATGATCCAACACCTATGACACGTGAGTGGTTAGAAGAGAACGGGTTCTTGTCTAAATAACTTCACGGACATAATATATTAACGTGCCACAACTGAGTTCTCTTGGAAAATCTGACGTAATGGGTCGTGACGGGTTCACCTGGTGGGTGGGCGAAGTCGAATCCATTAAAGACCCACAGTTGCTGGGTCGCGTCAAAGTGCGTATTGTCGGTTGGTACACTGGTGCTGGTGAGACATCGTATCTTGATGAAGTTCCAACAGAAGCTCTTCCGTGGGCAGCAGTTATGCTCCCCACTGACCAACCTGGTATCAAGAACACTGGTACAAAGGGTGAACTACAGGTCGGTGCGGTTGTCTTAGGTTTCTTCCTCGATGGTGAGGAAGCACAGGTTCCGATTGTTCTCGGTTCTATTCGCGGTTTTAAGAACAAGGCGAGTAGTAAAGATCCAAGCGGAGAGCCGTCTACTGATGAGGGTGCTGAGGCAACAGTCTTGGCATCTTCTGACGAAGCACTTGAGAATCTACCCCCTCAAGCAAAGACCATCACTGGTGAGGATGCACACGGCGGTCACCCATTCAATGTTGCTGGTAGTCAGACTCCTGGTGATGAAAATGGTGGTGAAGAAAAGAGTCGTGGTGTAATTTCTCAACTTGAGGAAAATGCTCCTGGTCACTATGCAACTAACCCTATCAAAGTTCCCGCTGAGGCACAGGGTATTGCTGATGGTTTGAGTGGTCCTAATGGTGAAGGTTTTGAGAAAGACCTTAATAGGATGTTGACCGAGTTTGGTCAACTTGGCGGATCCCTCGCCCAAGGTAAAGATGGTAACCTTGTATCTCTCATCACTGGTAAGAAGGTGAGAAACAATATCATCTCCGAAACGTTAGCAGGCATTAAGAATGCTGTTAGCGGTGCCATTAGTGGCATTATGTCGTCGCTCAAGAGTATCCTTGCACAAGGCATTGAACAACTGCTGAATACTCTTCTCTCTGCACTGAGCAACATCATTCCACTGGGCATTCTGAACACACTGATGCAACTCGCTGAGTTCATCTTCAGTCTGTTCTGTAATTTTGAAGCAAGTTATATCTTGGGTGCTATTAGGGGTGCACTAGGAAATATATCAGGATTTGCCTCGGATATTGCGGGTAAGGTCGTTGACAAAGTTGTCGGCGGTCTTGCTTCCAAAGTTCAAGGCACTGTGAACAAAGTGATTGGTAACATTCAATCACAGATGTCAAAAGTTGCAGCAATCGGTCAGAAGATTGTTCAGGCAGTTGCAGTTGCTAAGAAAGGACTGGACGCAGCAAAGAAACTTGGTGGTTCTCTTCAGTCACTCTTTAGTTTTGACTTCTCCAAGATCAACTGGTCTTCTTTGATCACAATTCTTCTCAACATCCTTAAGGCACTCTTCGGTAATAAGGATTGCGGACGATCGTTAGCACCACCTAAACAAAAATTCTGGTTACCACTGCTAGGAACATCGACGTGTACGTCAGTTCCTGAGTATCTCCAGCAAGAAATCACTATTGATACTTCGACTGGAAGTCCAAAATCCAAGGGTGACTACTTCTCTGACCTGTTTACCAACATTGACACCTACGCTACGCAGGTGACAACGTTCTTGAATGGTGCAAAAACAATTCAGGATGCTACCCCAGGCAAAGAGAAAACTATTGTTCAACATAGTGGTGGTCAAACCACGATTGCTACGGCAATGGGCGACCAACACACAAACATTCCTGGTAATGAAACCAAGATTATTGGTAACGATGATTGTAAGACAGTCAAAGCAAACAAAGCGATGACTATCGAAGGTGACTTCACCCTGAAGGTTATGGGTGATTTCAACCTGGAAGTTCAAGGTACCCAAAACATCAACGTCTCTCAGGGTGTTGAAACTGATGAAGGCGGTGAACCTGCTAGTAACGCAAAGCAGAAGAAGGGTGCACAAACATTTGCATCAGACTACGACGTTATCTACGAGGGTGACTGGAAAGTACAAGCACCTAACGTTACATTGTCTGCGCTGAATGACTTAGACCTGAACGGTTCTGCGGTTACAGTCAAGGCATCTTCCTTGATGAACTCTATCTCTGGTGAGATCATCAACGAGTGTGCTTGGAAAACTGAGTTCATCAACAACGTGCACTTCTCCCTGATCGGGATGATGAACCCAATTCCTGCTCTGACTGGTCGTCTGACACTGATCAAGGGTCCTGATATTACTATCTGTGGTACTGGTCTTGGAACTTCTCCTCTCCCTGCTGCTCATATTCGTATTACTGAGTGTGCTACCATTCCTGGTGGTATCGTTGATATGGTTAACGGTTCTGCTGGAGGACACGTGACGATGGTCAATACTGCTGCTGGTGGTATTGGTGAATTTGTAAACGGTGGCGCAGGTGCTATCGTGAACAACGTCACAACAGGTGTCGCTTCTTACAACGTCGGTTCTGGTATTATGACAGTTGGTTGCTTGGGTGGTCCTACCCAGGTCTATGGATTGCCACTTCTGCTGAATTGATGCTATAATAATCTCAGTTCAACTTGAGGTTATGCAAGGTCGGAAGTACGAGGTGCTGATGCGCCGTCCATCTGGACCACACAAACGTGTCATCGTTGAGGATTGCTATACAATCCAAGAAGCGAGGCAACGTGCTGCATCTATGTACGGTCTTGAGGTCATTGATGCATACCCCAAATCCTGAATACATAATGGAAGACACTTACGTTGATTATGTTTGGATCGATTTTCCAAAACGCACCCTGTCCATACAAGATAATGAGGGACGCTTTGAAAAAGTTAAGTTCGATTGGACGGAGGAAGGAGCAGAAGGATTCACCGAATTCGTAGAGGTGCTCCACCAACACACAACACCTGAAATGAGACATTATCAGTTATGATTAGAGTAACAGTTGAGGAAGCACAGACGAATTTTGACTTCCTTATGACATTAGTTGAGCGTGGCGAAACCATCTTGATTGAAGGCGAGAAGGGTAATGTCGTGATGGCACCTGTTGCCCAAACAAACAACACGATCAACGATCAAATCGAAGAGGCACTCCTAGAGCGTGAGAAGCAGGCACAGTACGGTGGTCCTGCTCCTATCCCTGGAACCAATCTGCCCTCTGCCGCAGAACTTGCCTCATTCGTTGCACAAGAAACTGCCTCTGCACACAAGGATCTGAAATGAACAACGACCTTATTGCCGACTACTGGACAGCACCAACACCACCTGTGTCACCCACAAAGTGGCAATCGGTTTACGAACAACAAAGGCGAGATCGCCTCAGCGACATTATTACAGACTATCTTGGAGATGAAACGGTTACACCTCGTAGAGTTTATGAAGAACTTCTGGCAGAAGTTGATTCATATCGCAAGTACCATAAAGAGGGGTTGGATAGGGCAAACGAACTCTACGACCTCCTCCTCGGATTCAGACCAGGAGAACTTACTCCTGAAGATGTCGAAAATGGGGTTGGAGGATGAGTGGCACGATTATGTTGACTGTTGCGATGCTTTAGATGTCAAACCAAACCTCCGAAGATTCATCAGATACAACGAACTCTACCCTAGAACCACCCATTCCTAATATCATTGGTCTGGGTGTTTTGTTTTTAGGTACACTTGCAACCATTGCATATGGTTATTTTCACGGCAATATGCATTTGATTACTACATTGAAAAATGCTAGAGGATGAGTTTACTGAATTTTTATTAGGACACTGGGACAACGCATACCAAGCACAGTGCAATCCTTCAAACTGGGCACACATTCATTACAAATGGTACTTGGTTGGGAATACATTGTGCTCAAAACAATGGTATGAGTGGAGTGGACAAACATACCGTGAACGATCACATAAAGTGAAAGAAGTTGACGGTAAGATTCTCCTGGAAACTTTTCGTGATGCAAACATCAAAGAAACCGATATGTGGTTTGAAAAAACTGATAAAGGTTTCAAGGGTGGCACCATAGAAGGTGCTGTAAATCACAAAGGTGTAAAGGTATTTTCCGAAGTTGTTATCACCAAAGATAAGTTTACCACTGTAGATAAAGGTGATGACGGTGTAACCTGGGGTAACACTCCTGGACCTTTTGTCTTCAAACGAAAATATATAGATTAGAATTATGGAGAAGTTTCTAGACCTATTCGTTCATCATTGGCATAATCTTCGGCAAGCACAACATTCACCAGCATCTTTTGCATACGTTCATTACGAGGTGACCTGGGATGGTGAACAACTGAAGACTAAGCAGTGGTATGATTATGAGGGTCCCGATAAACCGTATCGCGAACGACAACATAACGTCAGTGATATGGAGGACGGTAAAGTTTTACTTGAAACTTTCAACAATTTCGTTAAACTAGCGGATACCATCTTTGTCCCAACTCCTGAAGGTTTTAGAGGACAAACAGAGGATGGTTACTTCGATCCCCAAGGTAGAAGAGTTGAAACCAAGGTTACCCTCACGAATACTGAATTCGCTACTAGCGATAAAGGATGGGATAGAAATGGCAACTTACTGTGGGGCTCAGAAAAAGGACCGTTTGTGTTTAACCGATGTACAAAGTAACTTTCGATTATCGTCTACTAATTCAGGACACCAAGTATGCACCTATCGTGTGCAAATTCTGGTATATTAACGGTGTTCCATACACTTTTGATGAAATCGACTTTCCAGAAATCGAACTCCTTGAGAGTTGCGAAACAATAGATCCTTGGACTATCGATGATCTATATAAGTGGAGTAGCTACCTTGTTATGGAAGAGATTCACCCTCTCCTCTTTGAGTTGGAAGACCAGATAGAATGTGAATGTGAATTGCCAAATTAGCTCAGCTGGATAGAGCAACGGTTTTGTAAACCGTAGGTCGTCGGTTCAAGTCCGACATTTGGCTCTCTGTCATTTTATTATGAACGATTCTTCTAACTATGTCTTCGGCGGATTCCCAGTGACATCTGTCAACATATTACGCCTCATCAGCGAACTGGAGGGTTCATACCAACTTACCAAGTATATGGGTTTCAAGGAGGATATGGACACTTTGGAAGAAATCAAGAAGAGATACTATAAGATGTATTTCAAACTTGCAAAAGAGGAGAAATCGTGCTAGGTTATGCTTGAAAAGTTTCATCGCTATGACACACTACAAACCCTATAGTCCAGAATGGCATAGGCAACGCTACCTCAAGGAAGCGTTACTAAAGTATCTTGACGATGGTGTAGACAATAATGCAATCTACACAGACATTCTGGACATCCTCCAAGAGAGATCCGAGTCAGCATATGCTGAATATGAACGGGTCACAGAGTTGGAATCAATGCTTCAATCTAAATAGTCCGAACGCAGTACCGTCAATGCTCTCAACCGCATATCGTCTCAGATTGGAATCAATCTGTCGTTGCATCGCTAATAATGAAGAAGTTCCCCTGGAAGATATGATCTGGGCGGAAAAACTAGCAAAAGCACATACACTCGCACGTGATTGGTTAAACAAGGCACGTCGTCAATCCAATGGAATTGAGGAGGGTAGTATGGAGGATTTTATGAATAAGATGGGTTTAGGAGATCCCGATCCATCTAACCACAAAACAGGGTTCTCTGGTGCAGACGAAATCGTGGACTGGTTCCAACGTGACAAACCTGATGATTGGAGGCAACGTGACTGATACTACTAATCTGAACATTGCCAAGAATTTGGTTGAGAAAATCGAAGAACTCTTGGATGGTGGCAAAGCACATTATCTTGAGTGCTCTGACCGTACTACGCATCACAAAAAAATCGTAATTGAATACGATCATTCTACTAGGGAGGCAACGTGATTGAAGCAGACATCGTTTTGTATTCCGACGGCGGACAGGAGTCCGAGAGAGCGGAAGCGTTACTCAAAACAGACGCATTGAGGTACAAAAAGTACGTTCTAGGAAAAGATTTTTCTAAGACAGAATTTGAAATGGAGTTTGGTGGCGATGCCCACTATCCTCAATTAAATGTTGGAACTAAACACGTAGGTGGACTGAAAGAGTTTCTCCAACACCTCTATATGTGAACAGTATAAATAGGTTTGTATAAATTAGCGCCTGAGTTAAGTGGGTACAAAAAGAATATCACAATTAGAGACTCTGGCGGATGCCGTCTTGACGGGAGAAGCAATTCTCCCCGTTGTTATCTCTGACCCACTGATCCCAAATAGAAAAGCGAAGATCAATCAACTTTTCAAAGGGGTTAGTGCAGGATCTCAATCAGCACCAGGACTTTGTTTCGACCTGGACCGCGACACTGGTCTATACCAGAACGCATACGATGAGATTGGTATGGCATTCGGTACGTCTTCAATGTACTACCGAAAGCAGAACAACGCCGATGGATCTGCTACGATTCGTATGATCGCAGGTGACACAACGTCATCTAACGTCAACATTGATATGCGTCCGCAGGGATCTGGAAGATTCCTTGTGAATGGACCTGCTGAATTCCAAGACGTGAACCTTCTGATCGCTGACGATCAGAACCCTGACAAGAAAGCAAAATTTGAAGTTTCTGGTGTCTCAACAGGCGCGGGTATCAGAACATTTGCGCTTCCTAGCACGGGTCAGTTCACATCTACAACTCTTCTTGGTAATGATACAGCGCAGACAATCAGTAACAAGACGATCATCATCAAGGATGGTGACCTGAGAATTACTGGTTCTTCTGACACTGGTAAGATTGCATTGTTTGAAACTGATGCTTGGGAAGCACCAGGAACGCACATCTATCGTCTTCCTGACTATGGAACGAGTGCTGCACAATCGACACTGATTGATACTATTACTGAACAAAACGTCAGTAATAAGAACTTCATCAATCCGTCAATCTCAAACATTGAATCTGGTGATCCCAATGCTCCAACACCAAAGGTTACCTTCCTTTCTGGTGATGTGACATCTGATCGTGTTGTGACTTTCCCTGACCAGTCTATGACTGTTGCAGGTACAGAGTCTTCACAAACACTGAAGAACAAAGATTACGCTGATCCTCGTTTTGCTGATGGTACAGACATCACAAAGCGTGTCCAGTTTGATCTTTCGGAAATGCCTGGCGCTACCATTAACCGCTATTCATTCCCGTATCAAAATCTGAACGTACCGATTTCGGAGAACAACGTTATTGTTACCGAGAAGGCACGTCAGGTGTTGTCCGACAAGTCAATCGTTGGACTGAAACTGATCGATGAAACAAACGATCAGAACCAGGTGATTCTTGTACTGGATAACATTACTGGTACTAAATCTATTAAATTCCCGAATGCAGATGCAACTCTGCTTTCAACCGAAAACGTCGGAACACTGGGTGTTAGCTTTGGTGGTCCGATTTCTGCTCCCGACCTCGGTGGTAGACTTAGACTCCAACAACACTTTACAGCAGGATGGTAATTAACAAATGACAGCAGGAAGACTCGCTGCTGCCGCACCAGCAGCAACTACTAATACAGTTTTATACTCGACAAACTCGTTGAACACAGCGTCAACAGTTCTTCAAGTTGCAGAAAGGGGTGGATCCGCTGCAACTTATCGCGTTGGGCATAAGAACTACACACAAGAACTTACACTGGATGCAAACACCTATAAGTTTGCACCGAGAAACGTAGTTTCTAACTACAAGATGGAGATCCTCCCAGGTATCTCTAGAACTGATGCAACTCCTGGTTTGGCAATTAACTCTGCCGACCTTGCTAAGTCTGCATTTCTCGCTGACGTGTTTGTGGATACATCCATTATCACTAACTACGTCAAAGTGATGAAGACAACATCGTTTGGTATTGATGCCAACGCTGTTGTTGGTACCTTCCAAGGTGGTGAGACTATCACAGGTGGCACATCTGGTTTTACTGCAACTGCACGTGGAGTTGGTACCCAGTTCAATGCAGAGGTTGCAGACATTACCTCTGGCGCTACATCTATCAACATCAGCGACGGTACTCTTGCTGCTGCTAATGCTTACTTCGTACTGAGCGATGGTGTTACAGGTTACACCGCTGAGATCGTTCAGATTTCTAGTGCTGCTTTCTACACTGGAGCAACTGGTGGTGCTGATATGACTGTGGTCCGTGCACAACTCGGCACCACTGCTGCTGCACACCAGTCTGGTCAAGTTGTTACCATCTATCAGGCAGCAGCAGGAACCACCACTATTAACGAGGGTGCACAGTTTGCTGCTGGTGACACTACACTGACTGTGACTGACGGTACGACTGGTATTACTGGTCAATATGTTCAGGTTGGCAACGAGGTGATGCTGATCACCGCTGCTGCTGGTAACGATTGGACAGTGACTCGTGGACAGTTTGGCACAACCGATGCAGCACACGCTGACGGTGCTACTGTTACTCCTTGGACTGCTGGTGCACAGGGTCAAGTCAACTGGTTTGATGGTTCTGAAACCGTCACTGGTGGAACATCCAACGCAACTGCAACAACTCAGTTCACTCCTACTTCATCCGCTACCTACACAACTGGTTTCGTTTGGGGCACAACTGCTGGACAGGAAGTTGTTCCTAATGCATTCACGATGGACGTTGATCGTACTTATCGCTTTGATCAGTCTGATTCTTCTAACACTGGACTTCCACTGAGATTCTCTGACACTCAGGATGGTACAGGTGCACAACCTACCCCTGGTACAGAATTTACCACTGGTGTTACTAAGACTGGTACTGCTGGTACAGATGGTGTTATTGACATCGTTCCTGATGCTCAAACACCTGACCCAATCTTCTATTATGCAGAAGGTACTACTGGATATTCTGCATCTATCGATATTGTTCCCGATCCTGTCTTCACTGAGGTCTTCCTCTATGATGTTGAAGGAACCTGGGTGCAAGGTGATACCTTCACGATTGGTACTGCAACTCTGACAGTTGGTACTGTGACTGGTGGTAAGTATGGTTATGTTTCTGAGTGGGATTCTGCAAATAGCAAACTGTATGTGACACTTGGTGTCAACTCTGCTGCTTTTGCTGGAACTGATACTTTCGTTGACACTCCTCCCGAAACAGGTGCCGACAGAACAACTGCTACTGTAAGTAGCGCGGGTGCTGCAACAGATCTCCTCACCAGAGATTACATCTACTACGATTATGCGATTGCTGCTAATGCAACCAATAAGCATAGTGGTATTGTTGTTGGACCAAACTCTCATATTATTGTATATGCGTCTACTGCAGATCTCACATTCCAAGTAAATGGATTTGAGAATGCTGCAACTGACTTCTTGCCAGCACAGTACAACCAGACTACTGGTACTGCTGGTGGTGGTGCAGGCGGTGCTCAGCAACCTGGCAACCCCTGATCTAGGTGACAACTAAATACTCATATAACAGGATTCCAAGTAAATGGCACTAACTCGTCTTAAGAATATTATCACGTCTAGGACGGGACGTATTATCTACGTCAACCCTGACGACTTCGATGCATCGGACGCATACGACAACAGAGGTAACTCGGCACTGCGTCCGTTCAAGACGTTGCAACGTGCCTTCCTTGAAGTGGCAAGGTTCTCCTATCGAGTTGGTCTGAGTAATGACGAATTCGATGCATTCTCCATTTACTTGTATCCTTCTGAGTATGTTCTAGATAATCGCCCTGGTACTTCTAACTTTAACGAGATCACTCCGTTTGACGAGAATACCAACTTTGATTTAACATCACCCAACAACATCTTATATAAGTTCAACTCTGTAAACGGTGGTATCATCTGCCCTAGAGGTGTTTCTGTTGTTGGTTCTGACCTTCGTCGTACGAAGATCATTCCTAAGTATGTGCCATATCCAACGATCAATGCATCGCTTGGTATCACATCTGCTAACGAACCTGCAAACTCTGCAATCTTCAGACTGACTGGTGGTTGCTATTTCTGGCAGGCATCGTTCTTCGATGGTGATAACAATGGTGTGTATTATCGTCCTGATGTGACAGAGACGATTGCACCTAACTTCTCTCACCATAAGATTACTTGTTTCGAGTATGCTAACGTAGCAGACTTGGAACTTTACTATCAGAAGATCTCGAAAGCATACGCTACGATTCCTGATACTTCTGGTACGATTGCACAAGACCAGTTGCAAGCAAGGGTCGAAGAAAACAGAATCGTTGGTCCGATTTCCGACGAATTCCGTGTTTCTCAGATCATTAGAAACGGTCAAACTGCAACAGCATTTACTGTTGACATTCAGGACAACCCAGTCAACCACGGTTTCTCTGTGGGCGTTGCTGTTAATATTTCTGGTGTTACTGGACCAACAGAAACCGACTCGAACCTGTATAATGGTTCTTTCCTTGTTACATCTGCACAAGGTAACCAGTTTACCTATCAGATGTCAGCAGAACCATCGGGTAATGCAATCGGTTCCAACGTTCTTGTGAAGGTTGAGATTGACACGGTTGACTCTGCGTCACCATATGTGTTCAATATGTCATTGAGATCGGTGTGGGGCATCAACGGGATGCACGCAGATGGTTCTCAGGCAACTGGTTTCAAATCGATGGTTGTGGCACAGTTCACGGGTATCTCTCTACAAAAGGATGACCGTGCCTTCGTGCTATATAACCCATCCACAGGTAACTATGAAGCGCAGGCAGCAGGATCTGGTGCCCACATTAACGGTCTATGTAAATACCGTAAAGGGTGGCGTCACGTCCATATTAGAGCATCCAACGACTCATTCATTCAGGTTGTGTCTGTGTTTGCTGTGGGATTTGGTGACCATTTCTTCAGTGACAGCGGTGGCGACCTTTCTATTACTAACAGTAACTCAAACTTCGGAAACACCTCCCTGCGATCCAAAGGATTTAAGTCAGCAGCATTTACAAAGGACAAAGCAGGTCAGATAACACATATTATTCCACCTAAAGGAATCTCTGATGTTGCTGAGGTTTCTATTAACTGGGTGACATTTGATATTAACAAGATTCGTGCAGCAGCAGATCCTACAAAACTGTATCTGTACGGTTATACAAACGAGAACGCAAAACCCCCTAGTAAGATTCAGGGTTATACAATCGGTGCACGTAGAGATTCACCTACACTGCCTGATAAGATTAACGTTCTCTTGGTTGCATCTGGTGCAAGCGCACCTACAACTCACACTGCAAAGATCGATCCCTCTGGTCCTACAGTGACGGGTACATCTCCTGGAGATGATGAATCCCCGATCAAGTATGATCCTAACCAGTCTAACTGGTACTTGCAGGTTGACTCCGCAAACAATGACATCTATACAACTCTAATTGCTAACAGTCAGTATCAAAATCTTGGATTCACACCCACATCATTCATCCGAAGAGTTCCTGACGCAAGAGACCTTAAGGATAGAATCTACAGATTTAGATATGTACTGGACAAGGATGCGTTCCCGATTCCTCGTGAACCCATTACTGGTTTCGTGGTACAACCTAGATCTTCAGAGACTAACTCACCTGCATATGATAAGACATACTACATCTATGAAGTAGAAACTTATCAAGAGTTTGAGCGTGGTGTTGCTGATGGTATCTACTATCTGACATTCTTGAACGCATCTGTGTCTCCTGCAACGTCTAACTTCGACGACTTTGCATTCTCACAACAGACTGTTGACTTGTATCCTGCATTCGATAGAGATAATCCTATTGCAGACCCTGGTCCTGCTATCTCTGTTGCAGACAACGATGTTCTGGGTCTGGTTAGAACAACTGATGGTGCAACTCCTACACCTAATGAAGACACTAAACTGTCTATCACTAAGGAAACATCACAGTTCTTCCTGCTTGAGCAAGAGAACAACCTTGGTTACAATACCACATCCAACACACTGAATAGTATTGTTGTTACTGCACGTTTGGGTGATGAGGAAGAAAGAAAGATTCCTTTGAAACTGAATGCAGATAACTCTGTTGCACCTATCCTCTGCGAATTGAGAAGATACTCCATTCTTAGAGCATCTGGTCACACGTTTGAATATCTTGGTTTCGGTCCTGGTAACTACTCAACTGCATTCCCATCTACTCAGGTGGAAGTGTTGTCACCTGCACAGGTTAGACTGTCACAGTCACTCAAAGAAGCAGCAGGTGTTGCATACTACTCTGGTGTGAACTCTGATGGTGAACTGTTCGTTGGTAACCAGGTTATCAACCCAGTTACAGGTCAGATCACTAACGAAGATATTGCACAGTTGAACGTCTTGGGTGAAGAAGGTACAACTATTGAGACCTTCTCTGAGATCGTTCTTACCGACAAACTGACTGTTATCGGTGGTGCATCTAACCAGTTGGAATCTGTCTTCTCAGGTCCTGTTACTTTCCAGAAGCGTATTACCGCTCAGGAAAACATTCAGACCCTGAAACTTACTTACAGTAACGATGATGGTACTGTACTAAAGCAGACGTTCCTTGCAGAAGATGATGGATCAGGTCAACCAGATATTGATTCGTCACTTGCATTTAATGATGGCGATATTATCTATAATATTGATTGGCAGGCAGGTGATTCACTTGGTTGGATTTATGAAACAGGAACTTGGTATCAGTTCGGTCTGACTGATACTGGTCCGATCACTTCACGTCGTTTCAGTGGTGTGACCAACTATGGTATCGGTATGGCACCCGATGCTAACAACAGACTGAAAGTTAGTGGCAACACAATGTTCGACGGTAACATTGATGTGACTGGCACATATGGTGCCGCTGATAAATATAGACTGGCAACTGGTATTGCAAATGGCAATAACGGTGTTACTTACAGTGGCAACGGATCTACATCGTCCTTTGCTATCTCCGCTGGACACACCTCCTACTCTGTGTTGGTGTTCCTTAATGGTGTTGCACAGATCCCTGGTGTTGATTATCAGGTGTCTGGTAACGCAGTTGACTTTAGTATTAGCACTCCCCCTGCAACTGGTGACGTGATTCAGATCAGAGAACTCGTTATCTAAATACTATTGTAGAGACTAGGTTCCTATGGCAACCAAGATTAACGGTAATCAGATACAGGCAACCACCAGAGGTTTGGTGGAAGCGTGGCAGATTACTGAACAACTTAACCTTCCCTCGCTAAACCAATCACAGGTCAATGCTCTTGGCACTCCTGCGTTTGGTACGGTTGTGTATAACTCAACCGAGGATATGGCGCAGATCTATAAACAGGATGCCAACCAAGGCAACCCTGGATGGAGTGACGTTGGTGGAGGTGGTCCTGCGATTGGTGATAAGTCGATCATCAGAACGAACGGTACAACCATTGCCGAAAACCTGACGATTGGTGCTACATTCAACGGTGGTGTTGAATTTACTAACGGTTTCTCCGCTGGTCCGATTGAGATTGCGTCTGGATATACACTCACCATTGAGAATGGTGCATCCTGGATGATTATGGGTGACGACGATCTGTCGTTCGCTGAGTTTGTTGATATTGAATCACAGCACGCTACGTTTACTGGAACTCTACACTTCAGTGAAACGAAAGAAAGCATTTATTATTATATGACGAGTGGGTCAGTTACCCACGATTTCAATAACGGTAACACGATCTGGATTAACAAAACTGGTGGTGGTAACTTCACACTTACCCTAAACAATGTGCCTACTGATGGTGCACACGGTTATGGTATTACTGTGGTTATGAAAACTGAAGGTGGTAGTGGTATTCCTACTGGACTTGTAATTAACGGTCAATCCACAAGTATTTTCTGGTCTGGTGGTAACGTTCCTGGTATGGATGGTACATATTGTATCATCTCTTTTGCTATGGTTTATATCTCTAACCCTAACCAGCAAGCATTCTCTGTCTTCGGTTCCGCTGTTAATTATTCCTGATTATGTCCACTCAAATCGGTTTTTCTGGAAACTTCAATCCTCTCTCATCTTCAATGTGTTCCCGTGGAGGTGGAGCAGGTGGTGGCGGTGGTGTTCCTAAGATTACCGCAGATAATAACGGTACAGTTTTTAATACACAACACCCCAGTAACGGTAAACAACTGAAGTGCCATAGATTTACTGGTACTGGTGATAATAGTTTGTACATCCGTGATGGTGCTGGTGGTAGCATTTACGTTTGGATGTGGGGCGCTGCTGGTGGTAGAGGTGGTCAGGGTGGTAACTCTGGCGGTTCTGGTGGTATGTCATATTCTGAGATTGAAGTACAAGAATCCTGGATCAATGCTGGCGGTAGAATGAGAATCTACGTCGGTGGTGGCGGTGGTGGAGGAAATGGTTGCTACGGTTGCTGGGGCGGCGGTGGTAACGGTACCAATGGATCTGGATATGGTTCTGGTGGTCGTGGAACTCACGCTTCTTGCAGTGGTTGTTCAGCAGGTGGTGGTGGAGGTGGAGCAGCAACGATGCTGTTCTCCCCTATGGGTGTCAATATGAACAGTGGTAACATTCTCCAAGTCGCTGGAGGCGGCGGAGGAGGTGGAGGTCGCGAAGGTTGTGGTGGTGCTGGTAGAGGCGGTGCAGGCGGTCAACGTGGTGAGAATGGACAGTGCGGATCCCAAGGTGGTGGCGCTGGACAGAATGGTGATACCAATGGTGATGAGTGCGGAAGACCTGGTAACGATGCTTCAGGCGGCGGTGGAGGCGGTGGAGGTTACAATGCAGGAAACTGTGGTGGTAACCCTGGTTGCGATTGTAATGGTGCTGCTGGAGGTGGTGGAGGTAACAGTTGGACATCAAGTCCATACACCATAGATAGTTCTATATCTAATGGTAACTACACAACACCTGGAGACTCAGCAAATAGTTTCCGTAATGGCGCTGCTCAAAATGATGGTGGCAGTGGCATTTGTACCGTATGCTATGAAGAGTAATGCCTACTAAAAGTATCTACGCACCCAAAACAGAAGATAATGACTATGAGCAGTTGAACACTGCTTCAGTCCTTGTTGACTTTGACAGAGATATTATTGAGGTTGGATCTCTTCAAACCTTGAAAGCAAACTCTGTTATGGTTAGAGTTAGCATCCGCAAGGATAATAAATATGAATGCACGTTTGATAAACTGCAAGTTGGTGTCCTCATCACAAAGGGTGCTGAAGTCATTCTTGAGGATAAACTCGAAGGAGTTATCTGCACAGACCAACGTTATATAATGATGTGCAATGTTCCTCCCTTGGTAAAGGGTCAGGAATATACATTACAAGTCTGGTGTCACGAAGGTGATTCTAAGTTGACATTCAGAGAAAATTTCACAGTTCCTGATTACGAAGATCAGACAACTGAAATGGATAATCCAGTTGGTACCGTTGTGTATCACGATGGATATTACCCTGATGATGAACAATGGGAGAGAGATCAACCATACCTTCCAGAAGGATATGTTAGACCTGTCCCGCCTACATAATTGTATAAATAACACTAGGAGAATTCTTAAGGTCAAATGAGTACACTCAAAGTTGCATCTATTAGAGACCTGTCTGGTATTGGTGGTTTTACCCTTGCATCGGGTAACATTACTGCGAACGGTACGCTCACCGTTAGTAATTTAACGGTCAACGGCACAATGTCTGGTTCCTCTGGTCAGATTGTACCGAGTGTATCGGGACAGGCAGGCAAATTCCTCACAACTGATGGTTCCAATATGTCTTGGACATCTGTGAGTTCAGAGAACATCAGCTCTATGCAAGTCTGGACAGGTAATGGTACCTGGAACAGACCATCTGGTGTTAAGTATATCCACGTTCGCCTAAATGGTGGCGGAGGCGGTGGTGCTGGTCACGGCGAATCTGGCGGTGCTGGTGGTTACGCTGAGCGCGTTATGTCTGTTGCTAACATCTCGTCGGTGGGTATTTCCATCGGTGGTGGTGGCGGTGGAACCTGGTATTTCAACCGAGGTGGTGATGGTGGATCCACATCCTTCGGTCCTTATATGTCTGCGGGTGGTGGTCACGGTGCTGCTCGTAACAACTCTCACTCTGGTGGTCTCGGCAGACAGGGTTCTGGCGGTGACCTGAACATCTGGGGTGGTGGCGGTCAGTCTCACGCTGCTCACGGCGGTGGAACTGGTGGTCCTTCTCACTTCGGTGGATCTGTGGCAGCAGGTTGGCCCAATGGTGGCAACTTCTCCCACAATCACCAAGACCACGCTGCATTTGGTGCAGGCGGTTCTGGTGGACACTTTGGTTCTTTCCGTGGATCTAACGGCAAGTATGGTGTCGTTACTGTCATCAACTACAAGTAATTAAGGGGAAGCAATGAAGAAAGCACTTATGGATTTTACAGGCGGTGTCGCTGACATCGTAGAACCTGGTGAAGAGTATCCTCTATTCTTGGGACGTGGATGTGCTCAGATGTGGGTGAATGCACCCGATAATGTTACTAAAACTTGGACTCTTGAGTGGTCACCTTCTGCTGAAGATATGATCTGGGTTGAGCGTACTGAAACTTACGCTGATCCTGCTACCACTCGTAGAGTTGCATATGGTGAAGTTGGTCAGCAACTGGATCTTCTCTATAAAGATCTTGCTGCTGGTAGAGACCTTGCAGGTGCTGATGCACTGTGGTTTAATCACATTAAGACAGTCAAAGAAAATACAGTTCGCCCTTCTGACGTTGAGGAACCAATGGATCCTACAATGACTGAAGAAGAGGTTGCTGATTTTATGTCCGATCAGGTTGAACCAAGCACAGATCGTCCTATGAAGATTTCTGCTCAGGACAATCCTTGCTGGGAAAGATACAGCAACTGGGGACGTACTTACGAGGAACTCCCTGAGTGATAAAATAGCACTTGTGCTATACTATATAAAGAAAGTGATTAAGTTATGCAGGTAAACAATGTAGTTATTGTTGGCGGCGGGTCGTCTGGATGGATGACTGCCGCTGCTTTGTTGAAACTATGCCCTTGGGTCAATGTTGTATTGGTTGAGAGTGCCAAGCATCCAACTGTGGGTGTTGGTGAATCTACTCTTGGTCACTTCAATAAGTATTTGAAAGCACTGGGTCTTCGTGACGAAGATTGGATGGCAGAGTGTAATGCCACCTATAAGAATAGTATCCAGTTCACTAATTTTAGAGACAATAACGATTCTGTCTTCCAGTATCCTTTTGGTGTCTATGACTATCATCTGGACACAATGGAGATCGGAATTGGTGGTGGAAATATAGAAGATTTCTTTGACATTCAAGCAAGTATTGGTGCAGGAGAAGATTTGTATGAGTCTCCTGATGGATTTGCAACGTACTACAATGCAGAGAATACTCTCCTAGCAACGCATAATAAACAGACAGACAATAAGGATGGTAAGTTCCGTAACTTTGATCCTGCTCTTGATGTAGCATATCATCTGGATGCTGAAAAGTTTGGACAGTGGTTGAGAGTAAATGTCTGCGAACCTTGGAAGCAAGTTGATCGCTTCACTCACATTATTGGTGATGTGCGTGGTATGGTGAAAGATGTGACTGCTGGTGGTTCACCTGCTCAATCTAATCGTGTCATCAAACAACTTGCAGTTAGACTAGACGAATCTAAGAAAACTATTGGTGTGGTTGGTGATCTGTTCATTGACTGTACTGGTTTCAAGGGTGCATTGATCGAAGGATTGATGAATGTTCGCCATATTAGTTTCGAGAAAGTTCTTCCTAACAACAAAGCATATTTTGCACGGATTCCCTATGAGGATCAGAAGTTCCGTGAGATTGCAATGCACAACACAACTGATTGTGAGGGTGCAGAGAATGGTTGGATGTGGACTATTCCACTGTGGGATCGTATCGGTGTAGGATATTGTTGGTCAGATAGATTTGCTATGCCCACTGAGGCAAGGCAAGAGTTTGAGATGTGGATTGAACGTAAATTCAACATCGAACCAGGCACATATGAGATCAAGGAACTTGACATCAAGCACGGTTATCGTGAGAAGGCGTGGGAACTGAACTGTCTTGCAATCGGTCTGTCTTATGGTTTCGTTGAACCACTGGAATCTACTGGTCTGCTGACTACACACGAGAATGTTCTCCGTCTGGTTGATGTTTTGAAGCGCCGTAAAGGATATATTACCAATTTGGAAAGATCGTGGTATAATTATCAAGCACAGCGTGAAGTGATCGGTTTCAGTAAGTTTGTGGCAATGCACTATGCACTGTCTATGCGTACTGATAACCCATATTGGCGTCACGCCACACAACGCTGTGATTATATGGAAGAGAACTTTGATGGTAATGTCAAAGTGAATGATAACTATGAGCGTATGGGTGACATTCTGGACAACAACTGTCCACTTGCTGCCAATATGCTTGGTATGAATTATATTGCTGCTGGTATGGGTCTGCGCCTTGGTACTAGGTTTAGTTACCACGATATGGACCTAGATACTTTGGCAATTAAGAAACAGGATAGAGAAGAGTACATTGCATATGTACACAACGAAGTTCACAAACTTCCTTCTCATTACCAGTATCTACTTGACAACATTTATGGAGGAGTTGATGAAATTCGGGATTCCCTGGAAGCGTAAGAAACCGTGGTTGCGGTTCTTCTCACTCGAACCAGGACTCGCTGAGAATTATCCACTGATACCCACATCATCTATCAAGAGGACGTGGCAGGATAAAGAGCATAAAGAATCACGATGTCCATTTATGGGCACACAGAATGTTGCTAACTGTCCTGGTCTAAAACAAATCACTAGGATGGGATATGTTGTTACTGCTCCTATGGATTTCACTATCATCACTAATGGTGATGGAGTATCTTACGAGTGGGAAACACCAGCAACATTTGCAAGGCATAGTAACTACATCGGGGATCACTCTCCTGATCAGGTTGTACCACTGGTTGATAATCCTCGGGATTGTTTGGCACATATTATCAAACTAGAGACACCTTGGCGTGTTCGTGCTAGTGATGATCTTGTGTTTATGCAACTTCCTGTTTATTGGAATAATGAGTCAAGATTTGAGGCAGTTGCTGGGATCTATGATCCTAGATTTGCAATGCAGGTGAATGTGCAACTGCTATGGTATGCTATGGACGGTCATACGTTGGTCAAGGCAGGTACACCCCTAGCACAGTTTGTACCTATCCCAAGATCATCTATCGAGAGAACTTGGTACGATATGACTATAGATAATGCAACCCAAGAAGATTGGGATCTTGAAGCAGCGTTCAACTATAGTCTCAGAGCAGAATACTCGACAGAAGACACAGTTAATGCTAAGATCAAGCGTGCTATGCGTGCTATTAACTATCACAGCAATGGAAAAACCCGATGACTATTGACGAACTGATTCAGAACTTTCACCTCCAGAAGGAGGCAGTACAAGAACTTATCAAGGGATATGATAAGGACTTCTCTAATAAAAAACTCAATCCATATGGTGTGACAACTATTGAGTTCCAACAACGTAGTGATGCGTTTGCTCAACAGTCTCGCCTTGAAGGTGCTATTGATGCACTCTATATTGTGAAACGTGATATTATGGGTGAGGAAGGTGATGTTCCTATTCCTAGCGCAGCACTAGATATTGCTGAGCAGGATATGGAAATGGAAATTGTTGGTCAGACCAGCGATGACAACACCCCACTTGATGATGACATCCCAGGTGATCCAAGTTACTAAACCACATCAGTTTCATCCAAACTATCTTTGGAAGACACAGTATGATTTTAACTATGAAGGTAGTCCCCTTCAGACACATTGTGGTCAACTGTTAGATCATACTGGTAGGTCCTCAGTATTAGAAACTGGCAACGCATTTTCAACAGCAGGTAATCTTCAGCAGTCTCCACATCATTGGGAGATACTTGAAGATTTTCTTGTCTGGATGCAAGCACAGATTATTCCTATCTGGGATCACTGGAACTATTTCCCGTGTATGCCTCAACCATTTAATTCGTGGGTGAATCTACATAAAAGAGGAGGAGAAACACTAGAGCACTATCACTCACCCTGTCCACTTGTGGTGTCGTGCTATTTGAAGTGTCCTCCTAATTCTGGTAACTTTCTTGTCAGAGATCCGTTTGAGTATCATCTCTTCGGTACACCATCTGAACCACAAGAAAAACTATGGACAGAGATACCAGTACAAACAAATGACATCCTAATCTTCCCTGGTTGGTTGAAACATAAGACACAACCAAATGAGACTGATGAAGACCGAATTGTTCTTACTCTAAATTATGAAGGTAATTAAAAATGTTATCTCTCCGCTGTATGCGGACAAGATTGAAGAACTGATGAGTAATGTACAGTTTCAGTGGGGATTTCTGAAAGATGTAACTTACGTCGATCAGGCAGCATTTGGTGCTAATCGTGGAACCCCAGGATTTGCACATTTATTCTTCGACGCAGAAAATGGTCATCAGTCTGACCATTGTAATTTTGTCCTCCCTCTATTCTATACACTCTGTGGTGATGGATTCCACGAGTTAATAAGGATTAAGGGAGGATTGCTTTTACCAACGCAAGAAGGATATAATAACAAACACGTGGATTTTGACTTTCCACACACGACAGCATTGTATTATGTTAATGATTCAGACGGCGACACGCTCTTCTTCAATGACAATTTGGAGATTGTTAATCGAGTTAAACCAGAGAAAGGAAAACTAATTATTTTTGATGGTTCTATTTTACACGCATCGTCCTGTCCTACCTCCCACACAAATAGAATTGTGATAAATTTCAACTATGTCAAGTAAGATTTTTTACTATCAGTATGAAGGTGCTCGTGATCCAATTACGATGCTAGATTCTCCTCTTGATATAGAAGGAGTGGGTCTTGAACCAAGAAAAGAGATCGACAATCACTCTCCAAAGGATACACCGTTCTACGATTGTCCTGCGTGGAGTCATCGTGCCAAGCGAGAGTTTGTAGTCTATGCACCTCGTGACATCACACTGCACGTTAATAACGAAACAGGAGAACTTCACGCTCCAAATATTTCACAGGAAGATTTTGAGAGATGGGTGAACGTGCAAGATGCACAGTTGCCTATCACCACAATTCAGATTCCTGTCCCGATGTTTTTATTCTGGACAGAGAGTAAGAATATTTGGATCGAACAGATTGACCATCCAAGGACAGCATCACATAATAATTTTACACTGGTGACAGGATGGTTCAATCTCTCTTCTTGGTGTCGTCCTATATCTTTAGGTGTGCGTCTGGTTGATGATAAGAAACCCATCATCATTAAACGTGGTGATCCACTATATAAGATCAGGTTTATGAAGGAAGGAAACTTCAATAAAACTTTCGAGTTGGTGAAGTCACGACCTGAACCTGAAATTATGTTGGATGTTCACAAACGTGTCAAAGCGAAAAAGATCATCCCATATCTTTCCGACAAACTTATCTTTGGGTGTCCATTCAAATGAATAATTACGCTGAAGAGTTTGTTCCCACAACGGTGATCGATAATTTCTTTGAGACACCATCACTCGTGAGAGCATTTGCTCAACAACAAGAATACTTTCTCTGCACAGATCACCCTCGTGGTGGTAATTGGCCAGGGAAAAGATGTAACCTGTTAAATGAGATCGATCCAGTCTTTCACGAGATTGTGTGTAAGAAACTGATTAGGTATCTTCCACATCATCAAGCATTTGACATTGCAGATATGACATTTCATATTTGTGATGGACCAAACTCTCCTGGGTGGATTCACACTGACCCACCACATTTGGGCATCGGTGCTGTTATCTATTTGAACCAAGGTATCAGACCAGGCACAGGAACTTGTCTGTATGATGTACCGCCTGGGTTCAATGGTCAGGGATATGAAGAAGAGTTCCAACAACAACTTGCTCTTCAGGGTACACCTGAGGCAGCAAAGTTCGAGAAGTATAAAGAAGATTGTAATGGTGTATTTCGACCGTCAGTGACTGTTGAGGCACGCTATAATCGTTGTATACTATTTGATGGACGTAAATACCACGGAGGTATGAACTTCTTTGGTAATGACGTTACTGATGCTAGACTAACACTTGTATTCTTTGGGAGGGGTATTCTAATTGGACCTTGAAACACTTGCTGACAATAAACTGTACCTGATTAAAGGTGCACTCAGTACAGATCTCTGTGACTATCTGAAGACTGAGTTTATGATGATTAAGGACATCATTGAGGCAAACCCGATGGGTCCAACCAGTGATCCTATTATGCCTGGGGCATTTGCAATGTATTCACCTATTTGTTTTGAAGCGATGGGTGATAAGATCAAACCACAGATTGAGGAAGTGCTCGATGCAGAACTATGGCAAACCTTTTCCTACGCGAGGGTGTACGTTAAGGGTACCAATCTTGTACGACATCGTGATAGAACCTCAGGAGAATGGGTCGGTAATGTTTGCATCACTCGTGATGATACCGATTGGCCCTTCTATATTGAGATCGATGGAAGATCGCATCAAATTGTCCTCAATCAAGGCGATTTATTGATATTCAGGGGGCACAAAGATTTCCACTGGAGACCAAAATATCAGGGAGATCTTCAAATCCAAGCATTTGTCTCTTATGTTGACAAAAATGGCAAATATAGTAAGAATAAGTGGGACGGTCGCCCTGGTCTTGCTTATCCTTGGGAAACTGCATCTGAAGAGATACAGTATGAACAGTCAATGATTAACTCTTCACCTTATTACACCTGATGACTCTGAAATTTGACTCTGAAGAATTGAAGTATCTGCTCACAGTGTTGGACAGAACATCATCTTACACCCGTGCTAGAGGTGAACAAATCGATCACCCAACAGTTAAACATCAACGCATTGAGCGTAAAGTTCAAGATCAACTAAGACGTTTGCATCAATGAAACTAACAATCG